ACCCCGCCGATCGTGTGAATTAGGCCCAAACCATAAAACCCAAAGCCCGGCAAGAATTTATAATGCACAAAGTATTGAATTTTTCGCATATTATCGTCTTTTTCTGCGTAGTTTCTGCGAATAGATAGGATTTGTCCGTTATCTTGCGATATCGTTACAACATATGGGATCTTAATTCCTGTTGGTTCGCCTTCTTCATCCTTATCTTCGTACCCTTCGAGGTCTAAATCGGCATGACACTCCAAAATTGTGCAATCGTAGTCAATTTGAGACGCACTAACGCCATCAATTCGGTCTAATTCGTTAGAAATTGAGTTGGTATCGCCCTGTGCGGGTATGACAGGCATGTCCAAATAGAACCCTGAAACCTGTTTTTTGCGTAAATCGTTCAAAGACATGCGAATCACTTGTGTAATGTTCGGACATGTCTCTAAATCAGACGTTTCGTAGGGAACAACGAGGTTTTCAGCGGGTACAAACTTACTTACGGCCCGTCCCAAGGTCTCATCATAGTACACTTTTTTAAAAGTAGAGCCCGCAAGGGGTAAATAAAATAACATCTGGTCTAATTCAGGCGTATATTCCTCCATCACACCTGTAATGTAGTAATTCATAAACTGACTGACACGCTGTGCCTGAGCCATTTTGTCTGGACTTTCTGATCCGAGGACCACGGCCCGTACTGGACCGCCCGCTGGCAACAGTTCGTTAAACGCCTGTGCCTGAAACTGTGTCGCCGCTTCTGCCAAGATCGGGTGTGTCACACCGCTCGCACCTCTAAAAGGTTCTGAGCGCTCACTATAGTTAAAACCCAACAATTCAAGGCCGTTAGCGTAGGCATCTTCCCATTCCTGACGACTTGCCTTGTTTGCATCGAACTCTGATAGAAGCTCCGAAGCTATTCGTCCGAGTTCCCTGTCTGGCATTTCTTCCGCCAAGTTTGCATAGAAGTCATCGCTTTTGCCTCGTTGATCTTGTGGCTCAAAATCTACCTCGACACCACCGTCCTCTTCCATCGTTATTTCTATACTCGGTGTTATATCATCCGATATGGGTATGATATCGGCGTCCATAGAGCCGGGAAGTTCCAGTTCTATCTCAGCCCGTAAGTCTGCTTCGTCCAGTTGCGACGGCACAATACGTTCTACCTGTCCCGCAAAAGGTTTTCTTTCTTCTGCCATAAGGGTCTCCTTTGACTATAGTCACTTTTTCTTCTTTGGCGTTTCCGCGTACAGGTTATCAAATATTTGATTAACATCCAAGACATAATCTAAATCGGACTTGGAATAGTGAACATGTTGCGAAGGCAAAAAGTCTGGAGCGCCCTGTCCCGTTTCAAACCAAGCGGGGTGCGTAACGCGGACCCTGTTGTTTGGTAACGCCACTATATTCCCTGTCCACTCGCCCGCATCAAGCAGTTCCAAAACATGGCTCTGCTTGTGCTGGGCGGGGTCATCCGCGATCTCGCTCTCTGTATAATCGACTGTAAAGTAATATTTAGCGGGGAAAAAGTTACCATCGATTTTTGCGACCCAAGGGCAGGGAGTAGCCCTATCGAGAACGTAGACCGCGTGATGTCTCGAAGCGCAGTCCCACGGTTGGGCCAGATGCGTGAGCATCGGTTTGGGCCACTCCTCAAAAGGAGTATCAGCAACCAACGCCGTAATCGGCATCCGTGCCCACATCGCCCCTCCGTGTATGTTTGGCTGATCGTCATCGTCAGCCTCGCATCCTGTAAATATCATTTGAAAACTCAAGCACCTGTTGGGCATTGTTGTCACCGCAACACACATTGCATGTAAAAAATCACCCTGATATCTTAGATGATTACATGTGTACTCTCTCCTCACCCAACACTTGAAGTGAGGAATGTTACTTTGAAGATAGGGCAATTACTTTACTTTTCCGCCCTTTTTCATACCTTTGGCTTTAACTTTTCCGCCTTTAGCCATGCCCTTGGACTTTACCTTGCCACCCTTAGCCATGCCTTTAGACTTCATCACACCACCGACAAGATCCGCAGAATATTGATCCATTGTCATTGGCATTCCAGCGGCTCCACCGCCTTGCATTTTCTGAACAGGTCCGCCCTTCTTGTACATCTTTTTCTTCATGCCGACCTTGCCGCCTTTTTGATACATTTTCTTTTTCATCATTTTTATGGGTCCCTTATAAAAATATCGACTCAGCTTAACACAAAATTAGTAAGGTTTTCAATACATATCCTTGTAGTATTCTATAGAGGTCCCAAAACCTCCATCTGCTTTTACCGAACCGCCCTTACCAAAGCGCTCTCCTGCTCTGTAGGTGTCTATCTCATCCTTAACCATTCTATATTCATCGC